TTACTTAACGTCAAACGCCCGAATTGAAGCCAAATCATCCAGACTGCTCAGCTCCTCTTTCATCTCCCGCTGACGGCGATAAATCTCATCGTTGCGATCGACCTGCGCCTGCACCATTGCTGCCGCCAGTTCTTCCAGTTCCGGCATCGACAGTTTCACCTGCTGATTATCCGCATCACTCCACACCATATGTGTTTGTGCCGCGACAGATTTTGCCAGCATGACCACCGGGGACAGGCGGGCCACTGACGAGGCGTCAGCGTTCCACGTGCGGCCGTTCCATTCAAACGTGAACGGCTTCGCCTCCTGTTCTGTGCGCCATGCTTCAATTTCCTGACGTCTGGCCTCTCTGGCCGCTTCCAGCATTTCTGGTGTCACAGTGAATGGGGCTATCTCACCCCATTTGCCACTTTGCAGTTCCTGCCAGATTTGCTGACCCGTCGGTGCAACATCATCAGCGGTGGCTGTGTAGGGAACTGCCTGGTCCCTGTCGTCAAAAAAACGTCACAGTCTACTGCGCCACTTTCGGTATAACGGGGATTAATGATTTTTAATTTCCACGGTGCATTCCTCACGATGTGCGAATAAAAAGCCCGGGCATTGCGCCAGAGACATGTGCATCCGGCACCCCGGACAGGGCGCAATATGACCCCGGTAATGAATGCTCTGAACATCCCGTAATGAAAAATTGTGGGGATGCTATATACGTTCCGGTGGGAGTACCGGGCACTGAAATCCCCACCGGTCCCAGTCGTGAGCCTCTGTATGACTGCCCCCTGACAAGTCTGATGACTTTATCACCGTCAGCTTCTCCCTGGTACGCAGCAATAATCAGCCCGCCAATGTCAGGGTCTCCCCATCTGTTGCGGACAGAGCTCGCCACGATTCTGTAAATAATATCTTCTGTGGTTATATTTATTTTCACCCAGTCAGTCTGGATATGGGCCAGTAGCGGTAGCGGGTGTGATAAATGGGGCCGTTAATGCCGTAAAAAGTAAGGGATTTGGCTCTGTACCGCGGTTCTGTTGTCTCAGGGCGTGCATCAGTCCACCGGATGCTGAGCACCCCTTCAAACCGTGTGTCGGGTATGATGATGCCGTAGGGGCCAGCAACGGAATATTCACCTGGCAGCGCATTCCTTACCCAGGCCAGGAAATCACTCTTAGTGTCAAAACGGATAACATCTTCAGGCAGAAAAGCACACCCAAAGCCGAATGCGCCGGGTATCGCCAGACGGCCTTTTGTCCGGTCGTAAATGTCGCTCTGTGCTTCCATCGTGGCCGCACTTTTCAGCCCCAGATTATCCCGGGACTTCTGTTGTGCCTTTTCGCCTGCTGCTGCGATTTCTGACAGATGGTTAGCCATTTTCAGAGTGCCGGTCAGCGCAGCATCAATGTCATTTTTGGCCTGTTCTGCTGCGCGGGCATAACCTGCGGCATCCTGTGCGCTCTGTCCGGCTGCGGCTGCATTTGCTCCTGTGCTTGTCACATCTTCCGCAGTGGCCTTTCTGTCCTCAGCTGTGACGGTTGCATCCTGTCGGGCTTTCTCCGCAAAACGTTGTGCATCATCACGGGCCGTTGCGGCTGCCGCCACATCCTGCGCCGTCTGCTGTGCGTTTCCGGCTGCAGCCCCGGCACTCTGCTGCGCCTGCGCCACCATTTCCTCAAAGCGCTTCATCACCTCCGGACGTAAATCACCATCCTTTGGTGCATTCAGAAACGCGTTCAGTGTCCCCGGTGCATCAGTCGGTGCCACATCAATATCCCCGACACGGGTTGGCTGCCAGCCGTTACAGTGAAGCGCAACCTCGTAATACCCCGGCTCAGCCTCAATCACATAAGCACCGTTATTGTCCGTCACGCAAGTGGCAACAACGTGTGCCACAACGGTCGGACTGGTTCTTCTGGCCCGCAGTTCAATCGCACAATTTACGACAGGTTTACCCGCCCCATCTTTCAGTACACCTGAAATCTTTACTGCCATATTCACCCCACAAAAAGACCCGCCTGAACCAGCGGGCTGTCATAACACTGTGTTACCTGGCTAATCAGAACTTATAACCGACACCCACGATGAAACCGTCAGTGCGCCAGTCGCCACTGCCGGAACCTTCATAAGCAAGGTCAATGGCCACGGATTCGGTCGGGTTAAACTGCACGCCAGCCCCCCACGCCAGAGACGTGTTGCTGTGGCGGTTGTCATCACTCCCGGTCAGCACATCGTGCGTTTTCCCCTTGTTGTCAGTTACGCGGAGATAATCCCCGGAGAAGGTCGACACACGGCTGTAAGCCACGCCCGCCATCGCATACGCGCTGAACCATTCATTCACGCGCACAGACAGCCCCGCCATCACGCTGAACCAGCGGTTACGCACGGAATCCTCATGCCAGCGGGTATCACTGTAATGCGTTTTTTGCTCATCTTCAGCGTTGGCATAGCTGAATGACGTCACCAGCCCCAGCGTGTCCGTAAACTCATAACGGTATTTCACGTTAATCCCGTTCAGATCATCACTGCCGGGAGCGTTCGTCGAGGCATGAAGATACCCCGCGCTCAGCGTGGACCGATGTTCAGACGCCCATGCAGGCGCACCGGATACAGCCAGACAGATGGCTGCGGACAAAATGGCAGCATAAAGTTTACGCATAATTACCTCTCGCTTTTCTGCAATAAAAAAGGCACCATTTCTGGTGCCCGTATCTGGGTTATAAAAATTCAGCTGATACTGATACCTGCTGTGGATTTCTTCATCACAACAACCAGCAAATCGCTGATACTTGCTGTGGGATACCAGCCATTTACCAGCCATGCCGATACAGAAAACTCCAGCGTCATGTGACCGTGACCGGCAGGCATATCAATAACACCCGTATATATCAGCGTATTATCCAGGGTCGTTCGGTTATAAATTTCAGCACCGTTTTTCTTCACTATCAGGCGGCATGACGAATAAATATTGTTATTCTTCCGCTCATGTTTAGCACCGCGAAACGCCACCGCGGGAATAACAATTTGCCGATCAAACGGCTGATCGTCATAAACCCTGACGGTAATGGTCCCTGATGGCCACCTCTCCGGTGCCCGGGAGTCCCGTGGGAAAGGTTTGCCCACTGTTTTAACGAGATCGCCTTCAATCTGGTTCGCGGACAATTTTCCCAGAACCCGACAGTTCTTATTAATCGTGACGTTGTTGAGCGTCCCGGAGTTCGCGTTCACGTTACCGCTGATATCGGCATTTTTCGCCGTCAGCCGTCCGCCAGGTGTCAGGGAAAATGCCGGAGGATTACCGCCGCTGGTAATGGTCGGAGCCGTCAGGCGTTTCAGGAACACGTCGTTCATGAATATCTGATCGCCCTGACCAACAAACATCGGCTTTGTGTTGCCATTCGCAGGATTAATCATCGCAATCCTGTCTGCCGCCAGCAGCACCTGACTCTGCATTCCTGCTGGCGTATTCTCAATACCGGCACCGATACCCGCAATATAAAGGCGTCCGTCCTTCATCTGTTGCAGCTTCACAGCCCACATGCTGTTCAGGTTATTATTTGTATCAACCTGAACTTTCTGTATCTGCTGGATTGCAGCACTCTGATTTTCCAGTTTTTATTGACGGTTTGCGTGATTTCATTGCTGACATTCGTAATGGACGTCCTGATTTCAGTCAGGTCCGGCGCAAGCTGACCGTTATCAATCTGCGTCCACAACTCCTTGCCGAGATGCGTTTTATTGATCAACCCTTTATAAAAACTCAGATAACCTTCCGCATCATCGCTCGCCCGACCGACGGCCTCCACAAATGCCGATTTGCCAACGGTGTTCACACTGCGAACGTAAAAATAATAATCATGGCCCGGCCTGATATTGATACTGGCGGCTATCCAGTACAGCGCCGTGCCAAGATAGCGGGCGCTGGTTTCAACCTGCCTGATATCCGCAATCCGCTTTTCCGAAAACCAGAACTCAAACTGCACCGTCGGGTCATATACAGCCAGTTTCGGGACCACCGTTATCTGAAAATACCCCGGTATCAGTTCAATAGTGACAGGCGCTGCCGGTGCCGCAATCCGGAACGATACCGACGCCGGATCGCCCTGCTGCCCCCGGGCATTTACCGCCCGGACTGTCAGACTGTAATTCCCCAGCGCCAGCTGCCTGAAGCGGTATGTGGTTTCCGTCGTCCTGGCTGTGCTGACCAGCCGCTCACTGCCGTCGTCCGCTGCCACGGTCAGGCGAAGCAGGAAGCTCACACCCTTCACCACCTTCGGCGTGTCCCATCGCGCCAGCACCTGATATTCCCCGCTGTCTGCGGTGACTTCGGCGGTCAGATGCTGCACCGCTGGCGGCGTGACACCATTCACCGTGCCGCGCCGGTCACCGTCAAAGTGTGCCCCGTTATCCACGATGGCCTCTTTTTCCGGCACATGCTGCACGGCGGTGATGGCATACGTGCCGTCGTCGTTCTCACGGATACTCACGCAGCGGAACAGGCGCTGGCGCAGCGTCGGCAGCTTCAGCCCCCACACGCTGTATTCTGCAACGCCGTCAGGAACCCGGCTCACTTTCACCTTCACGCCGTCGGTGACGGACTGAACCTCCACGCTGACCGGATTGCCATTTCCGTCAACCAGGCTTATCAGCGTGGTACCGGAGGACGGCAGCGTGATTTCACGGTCGAGCGTCAGCGTCCGGGTCTGGCTGTTCACCGCCAGTACGCGACCACCGGTGCTGATACCGGCATAATCATCATCGCAGATTTCAATGACATCACCCGGTACATGGCGAAGCCCTTCTGCGCCGACGCTGAAGTCCACGGTCTGCGTTTCCAGCAGTTCCGTTTTAATCAGCCACAGCCCGGCGCGGTGCGCCTGTCCCCGGCTGGTACAGCCAAAGGCATCCATCTTCGTGACGTTACGACCGTAACGGACAATGGCCTGCGTGTCCTCCACAAGCTCTGTCGCCGTCTCATGACCGTTGTCCGGATCAATCCAGTTCACCTCAACGACATTATGGCGGTCCTTCAGGGCGCTGAAGCTGTAGCGGAACGGCGCGCCATCATCCGGCATCACCACATTACTGCGGTTATAGGTCCACACTTTATCCGACGGTCGGTCCTGCACGAACGTCAGCGTCTGCCCGTTCCATACCGGCATACAGCGCATCGCCGAGCAGAAATCACTGAGAACATCCCACGCCTTACGCTGTGTGGTCAGGTAAGCGTTACAGGTGATGCGCGGCTCCGTGCCGCCAAATCCGTCCGGCACTGACTGGTCGCAGTACTGGCCGATGACATACAGCGCCCATTTGTCCACATCTGCCGCACCAAGACGTTTCCCCATGCCGTAGCGCGGATGAGTGAGCATGTCCCACAGACACCAGGCCATGTTGTTGCTGTATGCTGGCTTAAGCGTTCCGTCCCAGATACCGCTGTATTGCCGCGTCTGCGGGTTATAGTTCGACGGCACCTGCAGAATGCGCCCGCGAAGATGATAATTGCGACTCACCTGCTGGTTACCGAACTGCTCTGAATCCACCTGCACGCCGACCAGCGCCGTGTTCGGGTAGCACTGTTTCACATCGATGATTTCGGTGTACGACGACCAGAGCGTTTTGTTCTGCAGCTGGTCTGTGGTGCTGTCCGGTGTCATCCTGCGCATCCGGATATTAAACGGGCGCGGCGGCAGGTTACCCACCACCACCGAGGCCAGATACTGCGAAGTGGTTTTGCCCTTAATGGTGATGTCTTTTTCCGTCACCCAGCCACCGTTACGCTGTATCTGAACCAGCAGGCGGACTTCCGACGGATTCCGGTCCCCCTTTGAGGTGGTTTCCACCAGTGCCTGCACACCGAAGGTCAGGCGCAGACGATCAATGTTTGCCGACGTGATGGTCCGGGTGATCGGCGTGTCGTATTTCACTTCCGTACCCAGCACAGTCTCTGAGCCGGAAGATTCAAACCCCTCCGGCGGTGTCTGCTCCTGCTCGCCGGCGCGGAACACCACCGTAACACCGGAAAAGTTTGTCTTCCCCTCGCTATCCAGGACCGGCGTACCGTTCAGCAGCACGCTTTTTAATCCATCCACCGGACCGTCAACCGGCCCTTCGCTGATGGCATCAATCACACTCAGCAACTGCGTGGATTTCAGGTTGTCCTTCGCTTCGCGCGGGGTATGCCCCTTACTGCTGCCTTTACCCATTCCTCACGCTCCATAAACGACAAAACCGCCCGCAGGCGGTTTCACATGAAACATTTTGCATCAGCGACCAATCACCACAACCTGACCACCATCCCCTTCGTCTGCCGTGCTGATCTCCTGAGATACCACCCGCGACCCCACGCGCATTTCACCGTACAGAACAGGCAGAACATTGCCCTGGGCAACCATGTTATCCAGTGAGGAGAAACAGGTGTTCTGTTTGCCGTTATCCGTTGTCTGTGTACGGGGAGTTCTGGCTTTCGGTGCCAGCATCTGTGCAACACCGCCAAGCGTCATACTGGCACCGAGAGAAAACAGCAGATTACTCGCCATAATTCCTACCCCCGGCATCCATATAGCAACCGCCATAACAGCTGCCCCCAGCACCGCCTGAAACACACCGCCACTTTTAGCTCCCACCAGACGCGGTACTATGTGGATCACTGCACCATTTGCCAGCGGCTCATTAAGACGGGCAGACAATTCGGTTTCACCTGCATCACGCCCGGCAATGCGCACCTGATACCAGCCGTCACTCAGTTTCTGACGAAACGCCGGGAGCTGTGTGGCCAGTGCGCGGATGGCTTCAGCCCCCGTTTTCACACGAAGGTCGATGCGGCGGCCAAATCGTTGCAAATCCCCGTAAAGGCAGATGCGTGCCATTCCCGGTGACGCCAGAGGGAGTGTGTGCGTCGCTGCCATTTGTCGGTATACCTCTCTCGTTTACTCAGTTGTTCAGGAATATGGTGCAGCAGCTCACCATCGCCGCAGTAAATGGCGGCATGATTCGGCACCGATGAACCAAAACAGCACAGCAGCACATCGCCCGGTTGTGCTGATGACAACGGCACCTGATACAGCCCTGTGGCCTCCAGATTATCCAGATAGAGATTCTGACCGTGACGCCACCAGTCATCCCCGCGATGAAAATCCGGCATCTCAATCCCCGCCAGATGATAAGCATCCCGGAACAGCGTGTAACAGTCCGTCACCCCGTGCTCAAAGCGCCGCCCGGTGAGATGCGGCACACAGCGGAACTTGTGAATCGTCCCCCGGCAGACCAGCCACCACGGCAAATCACTCTGCACCTGCAGCCGCCGGTCAGCCTCACTCAGCCAGGGCAGACCACCGGGATGACTGTGGACCAGTGCCACAATCTCACCCTGCATTTGTGCCCGCAGCCAGTCCTCCGGAGCCAT